CAACAAGTATCAACCAGATGCTTGACAACGCTGAGCGAGTGAACAAGCCCCAGCGCCTTGTTGATGTGAGCGCGATTACGGACCTGTCACAACTCAAGTACCGCAGGGACGGCCATATACAGGTGAGTCCCGGTACAACGAACGCCGCTTTGCGCATTGTGGAGACTCCGTCAATCGACACCCCTCTTGAGGTGTTCCGCACTCTTGAGAATATCAAGCAGACAGCGTCTGGTGTTACTGCGGGGGCACTTGGTGTTGCAGACACGGACGGTCGCGCAACAATTTATGAGGGGAACCAAGCAAACGTAGCTGACCGATTCGGGCTCTTTAATAAGAGCTACTCGTTCGGGTACCGGCGCTTTGGGCATCTCTATGTCGCTGGGGTTGATGAGCATTTGACAAAAAAGGTCGCAGTTGACCTTATTGGTCCTAATGGTATTGAAACGGAAATGATAGGTCGCTCAGACATCTTCCGTAAGAACGAGGACTTTGGGGTTATTGTCGAGTCAGACAACGCAGAGCTGGCTCTTTCAGAACAGAAGCGCAGAGGGCTCGGGGCTTTCTATAGTGCTCTCCTTGGTCGCACAGAGCTTGCCAATCAAAACATTGTCATTCAGGAGCTTGGAGAAGTGGCGGGCGTGAAGCCCGAGAAGATGCGCGAATTGCTACAGCTCGATATGAACGGGACAGCCCGCGTTATAAGCGAAGCAGAGCGCGACATTGAAGCTCTTATGGACGGGAAGCAAGTACGACCGAATAAGGTTGCTAACGCCGCTTACAAGCAGCGTTTCGTTGATTTCATGATGGATAATGAAGAACATATGAGCCCAGAGCAGTTTCGTCTCATTGTCGCGTACATTGAGGGACTTGATGATATTATTATAAGCAACACGGTGCGAGCAGCCCGAGACCAAGCATCTCGCGAAATGGAGTCTCAGATGGCTGGTGGTGGCCCTCGCCCACAAATGCGATCCCCCGGCCCCTCACAACCTTTACAAGATGTAATACAGCAAAATGTCTAAAGAAAAAACAACGGAAGAGAAGTTGAACCCAGAACACTTTACTTTAAAAGAAGAGAATAAAGATAACTTTAAGAAGGCGGTTATCGCCCGGAGTAACCTAACGAACCTTTTTACACTTGAAGATGTTGAGGCTCAGCAGGCGAACCTCGAGAAAATGCAGCGAGAACTCGAGGGGCAGATTAAGGTTTCGAGCGCGGTTGTTGTGAACGTGGAGAAAAACCACCCTGAAGTGGCAAAACTTTCAGATGAAAAGCTCGCCGCGGCGGATTATTTATTTGAAAACAAAAAGCTTCTTGCCGACTCAGAGACCAAACTAAAAGAGGTGGTGCGTGTTTCTAAACATTATGAAGATGTGCTTGTCCTTATTTATGAGAAGTTTGGTTTTGTCGTCGCAGGCGACACAGTTATCGAGGAACCCAATGACGAAGCAACAGCTTAACATTCCCAAAGAAAAAAGAGATGACCCTGAATTTAAGGGTCTTTTGCAGCAAGCTGACAAGCTCCACGACTTATCAGCCCTCGCATCTACTGAGGGAGGCAAGGCGCTGATTGGGCTACTCATTAAAGAAGCAGTGTACTGTGTCCACCGACTTAGGAGCTCATACCGGACAGCTACCCACCCAGAACTTCTCGCGACAATCGCTGAGTTGGGCGCGAAAATTGACACCGCTACGCTTTTGCTTAGCGCAAAAGAATCCGAGGAGGTGATAAACGAGAGGCTTGAGGAGGCACTCCGCGAATAGCGGTGTGTCTACCGTACAGGTATTTGCTGGTACACGCTTCCCCGTTGCCGTGTCCACCTGTGCGGTAGACACACTACTATAAACATAGTGTGGTATAATACAGGTACGCTGAGAGCGGTTAATTACTCACTAGACTAACTAGGCAAAAAATAGGCATTTATATGACAGAAAAAGAAACTACTACCGAGCCCGAGGATAAAGAGGCTCCAGAGTCAACTGAAACTGACACGCAAGAACCCGAGGCACCAGCAGAGCCGACGGTCGCTGAACTACACGAGGAGGAGAAAACAGAAGAAGCCCCGAAGAAACCCGACTCAGTGCCACTTCAAAAATTTATTGATGAGAAGCGTAAGCGCAAAGAGCTCCAGAAAGAGCTCGATAGTCTCAAAACTGAATATGAAGATGACCCTGATGTTGATGACGACGAGGTGGACGACCGACCCGATGTAAAGGCAATTGCAGAAAAGATTGAAAAGCTTGAAAAGTTCGAGTCCAGCCAGCTAAAGGCACAGAGAGACGCACAGAAAAACGCAACGTTTGAGAAGAATTTTGCTTCAACGCTCGAAAACGTGCCTGAATATACCGACGTTGTGAACAAGGAAGTTATCCGCCAGATGGCGTTTAACCCCGCGAACGCAAACAAGACGTATCTCCAGCTAATCGAAGAGGCGTATGGCAACGCCATCAGTGGTCGACGGACTATTGAAACCACCACTCCACGTGGTGGTGCTAAGGACACGAAGGTAGACCTTGATCGTGCTCGCACGGACGGTGAATACCGACGAGAAGTCCTTGCCGACCCAGAGTTACGACGACAGTACAACGAAAATTTGACTGACCGTATTCCTCTGTAGGCTGCAACGGGTTAATAATTAACCCTTAATTCAAAATGAGCTTAACAGATTTCCGCCCAGAGTTTGATAACGCGTACCAGGAACTATTCCAGAAAACGCTTGTCGCTCGGGACATAATGAACACTCGATTCGAACCACGACTTCGCTACGGCGAATCAGTAGAGCGTGTCAAATTTGACATCTCTGAGGTTCAAGTTCGAGACGTAGTACGAGGTGCAGCTTCTACTATCGACACAATTTCAGACACACCAGAACTTCTTACTATTAACCTAGAACGAGAAGCGGTGTTCCACATCAGCGATGGTGAGGTAACGCAAGCAGGACCCCTCAACCCAGGAGAGGTTATTGGTGGTAAGATTGCGCACCTTGTTGCTCAAGACCTTGACTACAAGTGCTTCTCAGAAGTCGCAAACGCAGCTAACACATTCGATACTGGTGACCTTACGACGCTTGCGTCAACAGGTACTGCTATCACACTTAGCTCGACGACAGTTCCACAGATGGTGACCCGAATGCCAGCTAAACTACGTTACCAAGAGAACCAAGAAGTGTCTTCAAACATGGCACTTGTTGTTGACTCATACGCAGCAGCAGACATCGAACAGTACCTTCTAGGTAAAGACATTGACATTGCTGGTTCAGTATTCAAGAACGGATACGCAGGAGTTGTTCGCAACGCTGTGCTCTACGTTTCTGAGAACCTACAAGGAGAGGTCAACCTTGTTGTTGACGTTGCTACAGCCGATGAAACCCTCTCACTCTTTGGTGTAACTTTCACAGCGAAAGCAGTTCCCGCAGTAGCAGGAGAGTTTGATGTCGCAGCTTCCGTAGACGCGCAAGGAGCAATCCTCGCAAACGCTATCAATGGCGCAGCGACAGGACAAGACACAGCTACTGGATACTTTGAAGTATCAGCAGCCGACCGAGCGACCCTTCGTAACGCACAAGTTTCAGCTACATACGCAGATGCTACTGACACGCTTACGATTACAGCAGGCGGCCGCATTATTTACGTAGACACTCTTTCGGGAGATGTCACAAACGTACTCCACGCTTACTACGGTAAGAAGGGAGCTATCGACCTTGTTGTACAAGACATGAAGGAGGTAGATATGCGAGCTACTGACGACCGACGTGGCACCAACGTATTTACTCACTACCTCGCAGGCCTCAAAACCTTCGACGACGGTAGCCGTAAATTCCTTGATGTTCACATCCTCGTTGCTTAGTTCTTTCACTCAGCCTTCGGGCTGGGATGAGTGCGCTAAACAAACACAATAATAATGTTGAAATCAGAAATAATTACAAAGGCGGAGCTCTATCTTGACGATTCTTCAGAACTTTCAGGCGCAGAGTTCTCGGACTTGTTCGACAAGAAATATAACGAGATAAACGTGAGTCGTGTCTGGGAGGGGACAAAACGAGAGGCGGCAACCACAACGTCAACCGTTGTCCCTTATGTTGCGCTGGAGTCAGACTTCCTTGCCCTTGTTGTCAATTCAAACCACACCGATAGCTCGTACCCAGCGAGTCGGCCTGTTGTGTTTCGTGGCACAAATTATAAGCCGTACTCCGTTGTCTCGTGGAGCGACCGACGTCAGTACCGCAACCAAGATGGTATCGCCTATGTTGACTTTGCGAATAGCCAGATTGTTTTTGCCAAGCAGCCGTCAGTCGCGGAGGCAGTAGAGTACGACTACCAAGCAAGTATGCCAATCCTCGCGCTGGCTGAAAGCCCATGGTTCCCACGCGAGTTCCACGACGCAATTTACCACCTTATGGTAAGTGATGATTTTATGATACAGAACTCAGACAAAGCTAAGAGCTATGCGAAGGAGAACGAAGCAGAGGCAGCGAGGATTATCCAACAGATGGTTATGTGGAACGCACGTCTAGTACAGCAGTAATATGGCAGTAAGCAAAAGCACAGTTCAAGCATTCACGAAAGGCACTCACAACCTAATGGATGATGAGCTCATCCCGAGCGACGCAGCAAGTAAGTCGATAGGCTGGCTTACTCGCGACGGAAAGATTGAGCTTATGTACGGTCGCCAAGCACAGGGAGCCGAGGGTGCTACCGGTGCTATTCTTGCGGAACACACGGGGTTCAAAGTAGACGGCACAGCGGTAAGGTTCCGCAAGGTCTCCAACGGCACAGTCGGAAAGGTGCAGTACCTAGCAGGGGTGACGTGGACCGACGTAATCACAGGACTCAGCACCGAGCGTGTGACCTTTAGTAACTACGCCTCTCTTGCGGGGAACTTTGTATATGTGACAGGCCCGACAGACGGCTTGTATAAGATTGTGACCGCAAACCCAGGCTCTTACTCTGACGTGTATCTCTCGACTAAAAACTTCAAGGGGTACACCTTTATTGATAAGGGGCGCATGATTTTGTGGGGGCGGGTACAAGACAAGACAGGTCTCTATGGGTCATACATTGACGGACAGGACTCAGGTGTGTACACGGCTGTTGCTTCGGAGAACGTGGGTACTGGCGACGGTACTGAGGTCACTTTTGCGGACACGCTCGCCTTTAAGGCGGGGGGAGCGCGACGCACCTGCTTTGGTATAACAGTTACTGACGGTACGGAGACTTTTACGGATAACTACGACGGCACACTCACGGGTTCCGCTGGCGGCGTTGGTACTATCAACTACACAAGCGGAGCTCTTTCGGTCACGTTTGATACCGCACCGGTAAACACACAAGCTCTCACCGCTGATTACCAGTGGGAAGATTCAAGCGCAGAGGGTGTGACCGACTTCTCAAAGTCAGCAACTCGCCTCGCGGGTGAGGGATTTTCAGTGCGCCAAGACCAAGGTGGCGACGGTATAAAAGTGGTCATACCGCACGATGGTGCGTATTTTTCATTCAAAGCAACCTCGGTCTATCAGTTCACACCAGACGCAGCAGACACGAACCCCAAGAACGAGTTGATCCGCACGAATATCGGCGTAGAAACTCTCGGCTCAGCTATCGGAACTTCTGTTGGCGTTGTGTTCATGAACACAGGAAACCCCACGCGACCGATGATGAACATCCTCACCCGCAACCCCGTTGGAGATAACTTTGTTACCACACCCCTCTTTGCTCACTATGATTTTAGTGACTACTCCTACGGTGCTGTTGTTCTTGAGAACTGGGATAAGTACGTGGTGGTTTCGTGCATCGAAGACGGACCGACGAACGACAGACTTTTATTGTGCGACATGGTGGATAACACTGTGGATAAGGTCGCATATGGAGGCAACGCCTTTACCCTTTCGGGTGGGTATCTCTACATGGGCGATACTGTTTCCCAGACGAGCTACGAGATGTTCACGGGGTTCGACGACATGGGGCTTATTATCCGAAACGAGTGGATAAGCAGTGGCAACAAGTACGGCTCAGACGTGCTGAAGCGAACGAAGAAGTACCGTTTCCGTGGACTTATTGCCCCCGACCAGTCTATATCAGTCTCTATTTCAATAGACAGTGGAGACTACCAACCCGTCGGGACAATCCTCGGCTCAGGTGACTATGTGGACTATATGAGCACCACGGCCGTTGGAACTTCTTTCGTCGGCGCAGAACCGATTGGGGGTGCAGACACCGTTGCTGTCTATCCTTTCCTTATTGAAATTAAAGTAAAACTACCACGCTTTAGAAAACGTAAATTGCGCTTCGTTGCTAATGGCTACGGCTATGTGGCGATGCAAGAGATTACTGATTTCGATATTTGGCGCTACACCGAGAAGATACCGAAGCAGTATCGCCAGAAGCAAAACGTGTCGCTTGACGGTGCGACAGTAGATATTGATACACCATAAAATAATCATTTAATCAACCCTGTGTGGTATAATACAAAAAAAGAATGACAAACTTAATCCCCCTAGCAATCGCAGATGTTGAACTTCAGCTTGCAACAAGTGTTGCGGTAGCGGCTACTTCCTTTTCATTATCAAGTGCGAATGACGACGACGGTAATGCCCTACCCGCGGGTATGTATTGCTTCACCGTTGACAGCGGTACGTCAAACAAAGAATACTTACTCGGACAGCTTAACGGCACGAGCGTAACGGGTGTCTCTCGTGTCTCGAGACAAGGTGTGTCTACATCAGGCGCAGCTAAGGCGCACCGCATCGGCGCACCTGTCATCCTTACAAACTTCGCCACACTCCAGAGAGTTGCGGACATACTGCGTGGGCAGATTGCCCTTGACGGTGGAAATCCTATCAATTACGACGCAGAGCCTTCGCTTACGGGGCGAACGGAAATCGCTACTGTGGGATATGTTCTTGACACAGCGACAGGCGGTACTGTAGCCTTTGACACTCAAATCATCACGGGAGTAAATGCAGGCGAAACGGTTGCTGACGGAGACTTCCTCTATTTCAAAACAAGTGACCAAGAGTGGTACAAAGCTGATGCAAGCGTAGTTGCAACGTCCGAGAACGTACAAATTGGTATCGCACAGGGGGCGGGTACTGATGGTGCGGCTATCTCGGGAGGCGTGCTCATAAGCGGTGTACACACCACAACAGGACTGACAGCTGGTTCCTCTTATTATATTTCAGACACATCGGGAGCCATTGCAGCAACAGCGGGCACGGTAGAAGTTCTTG